CGCCGTTAAAATGATGGAGGTATTCTTTTCACTGTCTGTTTCTGAGGCATAGTGAAGACTAAATTGTAATTCGCTTATCTCTTTTGACATAACATTTACCGATTTATTTTAGTTAATAAGGTGCCGACTCACAGCTCTTGTGTGAACGGTATTAGTGGGTGTTGATTCTGTGGTCGGCATATTTGAATGAGTGGTGGGCACAACTCCACCTAGTGTGCGATTATCGATATCTCTGCATGAGGCTTTCGATAATTAATGAAATACGGCTCGCCAATAAGCTTTATATTTAGAGCGGGTAACAAAATAATGAAATGACCAAGCTAGATTTAATTGCTCTTTAGTCTTACCAGATAGCTTTATACATAGATTAATAAATAAATTTTTCATATTTTCTCCAATAAAAAAGGCCACCGAAATGACCTTACTGACAAGCTTTTCTGCCTCTGGAAATAACCCGAACCGTATCACCTGTTACTGTCGTAATGTAGGCGCAATCTGTTCGCTTAATATCAAATGATGGGATGGCGTCTTTCTTTGTATGCTCAACCCGCGCTACGATATCTTTATTTTCTGATTCTGGGTAAAACTCTAGGCGGTACATTTCACCTAAGCAGTGGACTTCTTCCACTTTACGTCCTTCACGTTCAGTAATTAATTTAAGTGCATACATAATTTCGTTCCTTATTTTAGATAATAAAAAAGACCGCCTAGGCGATCTTTAATTAATTCATACATTCTTATTTATGATGTATGACATTCTCTACAACACCAATAACAACCATCAGCAGTTCTATACCCATTAGCCTTTGCTTGAGAAACAGCCTGAGCACAACTGGTAAAATAACCTAAATATTGCCGGTTTGACGCGTTAGGCATATGGTCGCAACCATCTTGATGAACCTCATAATCACCATGATTATCAGTAGATGTATGAACATAGTAATGATGATACATAAATACCTCTTATTGTTGTGTACACAAAGAGATAATATGTTAAATAGTTAAGTTGTTCTTACCATTAGATCACATATCAAGGAACTATCCGGAAATTCCGGATAGTTGAACCTGTAAGAATTACTTACAAGTTAGCGCTTTTATTTCTTGTTCGGTTTGCTCAAACCGCTCTCTCTCAAGCTCCACACCTAAAACCTTTCGATTAAGTTTTAGTGCTGCTTTCAGTGTTGCACCCGATCCCATAAAGAAATCGGCTACTAAGTCACCCTCTCTACTACTTGAGCGAATAATGTGTTCCATCATGGCTGATGGTTTCTCACAAGGGTGTTTACCGGGATAATACTGAACAGGTGGATAATCCCACACATCGGTGTAAGGCACATCTGCAGTTACAAAGAATGGTCGCCTTAATAACCCATATTCTTTTATTAATTCTTGGTAGTCTTTTTGTAATGTAACCTGCTCACGCTCTAACTCGGTAAACTGGCGGGATAACGGTGATAGTTTTTCGTGTTTATCAGCAATGTGTGTAAACAGTGTTTGTAACTTTTTATAGTCTTCCTCGCTAGGTAATTGCCACTGACTATTGCTGAACCAATGACTGCACATTTGCTTACCTGTTGCTTGGTCTATTTCTTTTGCACTCACCTGCAGTGCTAAACGAGCATGTCTAAAATAATCAATCAATGGCTTAAATACATTTTGCTTTAGCTCTTTACATTTTAACGAAAACTCAGAACCTTTAGCGGTGATTGGCTTTTGATAATGTTCAGCAAAAAGTATTCGTTCTGTTGAAGGAAAAAAGGTGCGCAGGCTTTCCTTATTTTGTTTTTTCCATGACCCAGATGGTTTAGCCCAGATAATATGACTTAATACATTAAATCGCCCGCGAACAAGCAATTCAGTATTTGACGCCAATTTAGAACCACAGAATAAATACAAACTGCCATTGGGTTTTAATACCCGCCAGAATTCAGCTAATACCTCATCAAGCCAAGACAGATACGACTCAACATTATCCCACTGATTATCCCATGCGCACGACTTCACTCTGAAATACGGTGGATCCGTAGCGATTAAATCAATACTATTATCAGGTAGTGTTTTTAATACAGATAGTGCGTCGTCATTAAATAGTTGCATTAGAAGTCCTTTTCTACGCAATAAAAAAGCCCACTTAAAGTGGGCAATTAAAAATTAATAACAATAAATTAAAATATAAGCTTTTGTTAAATTGTCACAATAAAAATTGTGACGATGAGTATTCTAGCCATTAATTCACATAAAAGGAATTAGATTAATCAATTCATCGTTTGCCTTGTTTTATTTTTAAACAAAACACGATTAATCAAGATACATCTCATAGCTTTTGTTTTTTTTAGATAACAAAAAACCCCGCCGGAGCGAGGTTCATAAGTTGGTTGACCTTGATGTCAGTCTTATCACAATATCATCATTTTTACGATCGTAAAGCGCTTTATGTGACTTTTTCTATGTATCGATCCATTTCTAAGGAAACATCTAACATCATCAACATACCCTCTATTATCCCTTCTGCTTTTTGCAGTTTTTTTCCTATATGAGTATCAGAACAATTGTGCTTGTTAGCAAGTTGCATGAATGTCATTCCGAATAAATAGTAATCAAGTAATAGGTCATGCATCTCACTATTCTTTTTATTCAATTGCGCCATGCAACTAGAAATAATTATTGCATCGTCTTCACAGCATTGAGGACGAGCTTTAACCTTGCTTGGTATTAATCCACTAAACCCCGCAGCAACCGAATACCATTGAACTGACTCAGTATTATTAGTCGCCCAAGCCCCCCATCGTTCTAATACCTGTTGAATATCACGCATTACGCCACTTCCTTATGGTGTTTTGAAAACACTAACTCTCTTACTTCACAGGCCTCTATTAGCATGTCATTAAAATCGCCATTATCAGGCCATCTCACACTGACCGTTTCTACATCATTATTAGAAAGTAGATTTTTATGTGCACACTCCATAGCAGCTGCATGACCTGCTGCATTCCAATCCATATCTGTAAAGATAACAAGATGAGTAACACCCTTCGGTGCTTTGAATTTTTTCATGAAGTTAGTATTGATGACCGACCAAGTGTTTACACCATAGAGCTGCTTACAAGAAAGTGCCGTCTCGATACCTTCAGCAATGCCAAGTGTGGTATCAACAGGAAACATCCTTATCGCAACAGATTCTGCATACTCTAAATAATTATCTTCCTGTACCGCTGTCATTTTCTTCACAATATCAAGAAGGGCTTTTTTATCCCCTTGTAAATACGTTCTATGCAAGTAACAAAGTTGTCCTTTAGCATCAGTGGCTAATGACCAAATAGCTTGAAATTTGTCAGAACTATTACGAACAGGTTGATGATCACAATAACGAACGTTATCAAGTGGTAACTCAAAAACACCTCGATTATGTAAATACTGCATGGCGGGTGTATTTTTCAGTGTTGATAATTTGGAATAACAGCCTGTGATACGTTGGAACAAATTATTCTTATTTGTTTTACTTGGTAAAATATCTTCTTTTTCACGGTGATTACCAATCAATACATCAATTTCATCTGCTAATGTTTTAAAGTCTTTGCCTTGTGTTCTTTCCAGTAATTGAAAGCCATTTCCCGAACTGCACGTACAAATGTAAGTTCCTCGCCCGTCTTTATCATCAATACGAAACTTTCCTTTTTGCCCGCAGATAGGGCAATCACCTTTAAAGTGCCTTTTCCCTGTAATGTGAGGTAGCCCATAATGAGCAAATACTTTTTCCCATTGCCCTTTTACGGCATCAATTGTATTCACAGTAAACCTCCTTGCTGTGGCTGGTGGCTAATTTGAGTACGTAAATTTTGAATATTGACTTGTGCCTTCTTGCGGGACTTAGCAAAGGCAATCTGTTTGTACTTAATAAAGTTACTCACTTCGGGAGTGATTTCTTGTGGTGTGTTATGAAAGCCTCGTGGCCATACCCCAAATTTATCTTTAAAGGTATTAGCAACCCAACCTTCACTGATCGGCTTACCCTGTGTTGCGCGTTGATTCTGGTAGTATTTCAATTGAGACCACCAGCTTTGCTTGTCTTCTCGGGTGTAAATGCGCTCTTTTTTATTCAGTTTTTTGATGTTTCGGCTAGTATCAACATCGATATCTTCACCAACTAAAGGTTTAAACCCACATTTAGGGCAAACATAAACACCCGCAGGCTTCATGTAGTGGCAAGAAGAACATTCTTTGGGTTTCTTCTCTCGTTTTTCTTGCTCTCGGATAGATGAAGATTCACTCATACCATCATTTTTAGTAGGCAGTTCGTCATATTCAATATCATCGGGATAACCTAAACGGTGAACAGAACCAGAGTGATCGAAAATAAGGCAAGTCTCTTTTCCTGGTGCGGTACGTAATCCCCTTCCAATCGCCTGACACCAGCGAATTTCTGATTTAGTTGGGCGAGCGTAAATAATGCAACGAACATCGCTATCAAAACCGGCAATCAATGTTCCAACACTTACAAGTACCTTCGTCGCACCTTGTTCAAACCGATGGATAATAATTTGACGCTCATCATGTGGCGTATCTGCAGTGATCACCTCGGCATTCACACCTGCACGATTAAATTCGACAGTGACAAAATTGGCATGACTGACTGTGACACAAAAGCAAATCGTAGGGAGATTTCGCCCATTCACAAGCCAGTTATCAACAATATCCCCCACCAAATCAGCACCACTCATAATTTCAGCAATCTCAGCTTCTTTGTAATCACTACCGAACTCAGCGTTGCTGGACGATTTTACTTTTGATAAATCGGGTTTAGTCGGCGCATAGAACTCGTATGAGCTTAAATCACCACGTTTAATTAATTCTTTCATTGTGGTGGGTTTGATCAATGTTTCGTAGTAATGACCAAGGAATGGCGCAAAAGGCGTACCAGATAAGCCTATTACCTTGAATTCGCTTTCTCTGATCACTTCTAATATTTTCTTACGGCGTAAATGTGCTTCATCGATTATTAATAAATCGATGTTGTCTGGAAATTCTCTACGGATAATTGTGTCTGCTGATGCGATTTGAATTAAACGAGTTGGATCATAATTAGGATGATCACGCCATACATAACCAATCTCTTCTGCTGGCAAACCATACTCAATAAAGCGACTGGCTGTTTGATCAATCAAAATGGTGTAAGGAACAAGAAACATTACTCTCATTTCATGCTGAACATGTCCATCAGTAATAAACGCCGCTAACGCCGTTTTTCCGCTTCCTGTTGGGCTATAAATCATGAATGTTCTATTTTGCTTCCATGCCTGACGTAACATCGTCAATCCGCGTTCCTGTGCAAAATTTGGTGTGATTGTTAACATCGGTTTCCTCATCTGAAAATTAGCACTGCCAAAGGAAGGGATTTATTTTTATTTCTTTGGACGTCTAAACGGCTGTTGGCTTTTTAACTCCTATAGAGATCTATATTTAAGATCTACTCACTCCCTTGGCTGTGCCTTCCCTAACACCCCTTTCAAAGATCACCCCCCTTTCCCCCCTAGAAAGTTTTCCCCTCTTCCCCAGAAAACAATCTAGACGGCTAAACGTCTTAACTTCCAATGCCTCCTAAATTTAATTACTGCTAAATCGATAACGGCTTTGCTGTGTACCCTTGCATTGCTCTCTGATAACGCTTTATGAATTCTCTTAATCTGACGTTAGCTTCATGACGAGCTTTGTTGTCTTTACGGTAGGGAACTTGTTCTCGTTCCCATTCCGTTTGGTATACTTCTGAATATTTAACTAATGCCTTCTGCCTCATGCTTGGGCTTAACTTCGTGAGTTGTTCCTGAATCCACTTAGCATCATCAGGAAAGTAGTGATCAGGCATCGGCATGTTGATTTGGTGCATGAGAGTTACCTTGATTATTCATAGCACTAGAAGACTCGTAACCGCATTTAGAAGGGAATAAATCATCCAAGGAACAATCACTCCCCAACTCATTAAAAGCAGTTACGATTGAACGACAGTCACAAAGGCTTGGAGTCCTGATGTCAAGTTCATAATTAGATATTCTTGATTGCCCCCAACCCAAATGTGCTGCAAGTTTTGCTTGTGAAATCCCAAGCTTTTTACGTTGCATTGAAATTTTATTCATACATCCTCTCCATTATTTTTATATACATTAAACACAAAATGTGTTTATTATGCAATCACATTTTGTTTGATTACTTTATTCACGTTTTGTGTTAAATAATGGCTATGAAAAAGATTAATGAAATTATCGGGGAAAGATTGAAATCTATCCGCGAATCTAAAGGTTTTAGTCAGGCTCAGTTGGCAAAACTGTGTGGATATTCGTCTGCGTCACGAATAGGAAATTATGAACTTGGTGAGAGAAAAATTAGTGCTGACGATGCATTAAGAATTAGTGAGATCCTAGAAGTATCCCCTGCAGAGTTGATGTTTGGCTCACAAAGCGAACAAGTTATAAGTAATTACCAATACCCTCTATTCACAAAGGTACAGGCTGGCGCTTTCTCAACAGAATTTAACTCATACACTCAGAAAGATGCTGTGTCATGGATACCTACAGCTAAGAAAGCCAGTGAGCGCGCATTCTGGTTAGAGGTTGAAGGTCAATCAATGACAGCACCACCGGGAGGAAAGCCAAGTTTTCCTGAAGGAATGCTTATCTTGGTTGATCCTGAGGAAGAAGTAGAGTTCGGAGATTTCTGTGTTGCTCGTTTGCTAAATGATGAATTCACATTCAAACGATTGATTAGAGATGGTGGGGTTGAGTACCTAGAGCCGTTAAACCCTCGTTTCGACCTGATCCCTATTAACGGGAACTGCACAATCATAGGTAAGGTAATCAAGTCACAATGGCCTGACGACACGTTTTAGGGAGTGGTGAGAAATATGGTGACATAAACCGCCATGTCATTATCAATGTAATAATTTCAAATAGTTAATTTAAGCGGGCGTTTATGAATGAGTTAAACTGTGATAATACCGATGTTTATGTCTATATAGGCGACATAACTAGAACAGGTTATGATAACCTATCTGAACAAATAGAAAACAGAGTAAAAGAAGATAAGATATCTGAAAATGTAATTTTTTGTATATCTACTTATGGTGGAGACCCAAACGCAGGCTACCGAATGGGGCGGGCGTTGCAGCATTATTACGCTGGAAATGTTTCCGTTCTTGTGCCAAGCTTATGCAAAAGCGCTGGTACACTAGCTGTAATATCAGCAAACAATTTAATTATTGGTGATCGTGGCGAACTGGGGCCTTTAGATATACAACTGAGAAAGGCCGATGAAATGGGGGAGTCAAGTTCAAGCTTAGATATATTTAAAGCTGTCGATCAACTTGAATCAAGAACTTTATCCGCCTTTAGGCAATATTTAACAGATATTAAGTATGGAAGTGGCATTAGCACAAGGCTATCAGCTGACATAGCATCACAGCTAGTAAGCAACTTATTTCAGCCAGTAGCCAGCCAAATAGACCCGCACAAAATAGGTGAGCATCAAAGAGCGATGGGGATCGCCTTATCCTATGGCGAAAGGCTAGCCAAAAAATCCAAAAATCTGAAGGGTGACGCCTTAAACAAGCTGATTGTTGGTTACCCATCTCATGGATTTGTAATCGACAGAAGCGAAGCTAAGGAACTTTTTAGTAAAGTAAATTGTCCTAGTGGACTATCTGCTACTGTATACGAAATTGTTAGTAGTTGGGTTACACAGAACCCATCCATCATTGGAAATCAACCATTAGTTATTGATTTTGAGGAAATTTTAAAGAGTAAAATTTCCGATGAATCCAACAAAGAGATTAGAGAAAATGACAATAGAGATAATGGAACTGAGCCGGAACCTGTCGAGGGAGAACCAGTCGGAACTGAATCTAGTGAAGCTAGTAAGCAACCAGAACAAGGAGATGAATCGGGAACTAAAAAAAGCAGAACAACAGGAAGCAAAGGTAAGGCTTCATAACCATCCACTGTCTTATTGTTTATAACTTTCATTACCCCAGCCCTCCCCGCGAGGGCTTTTTTGTACCCTCTCCCCTCCAAAGAAGTGATCTGCATTCCAATCTGAGATTTATTTGAAAATAAATTACCTGAAAATACAATAAATTAAATCAAAAGCCAAAATAAAACCACAAAATGTGATTGCAATACAAACACAAATATGTGTTAATAAAAACACAAAACGTGATTAAAGGATTTAAATATGCCTATTTTACATTCTACTGCAATCCCTAATTTACCGAAACCTGACATACATACAGGCGTAATGTTACCTATGTTCTTGTTTCGTTTCTGGACTAAATCTGAGCATCCAGAGAAAAAAGAAGTTATGGCCACTAGCGCTGAACAAGCTAAAGAATTACTCGGTGGCAATGTTGTTTTCTCTGCACGGTTTTCTTGCGAGGCTTAATTATGGCTCATGAACTCAACTTAGAGGCTGTTGCAAAAAAAAGCGACCAACTAAACGCCCTTTTATTCCAGCTCAATGCTGAACGTATATCGGGGCAACCTGAAATAGAAAGTTTAATCGGATTGGCTTACGAATTATCAGGTGACATTTCAGTTTGGTTAATCGAAGAAAATGCACAGAGAGATAATGATCATGACAAAAGAAATTAAGTCTGATTTAGGTAAATACGAAGATACATTACATAGAGTGAAATCATTTCTAGAAACGGCACAATTTCTCTCTCGTAATGAGGAAGAACGAGCAATTCAACTTAGTTTGTTATCACAAGCAGAAGATGAAATTAGAGAGGCTCTAGGTTATGAATAACACTAAATTAAAAGAATCAGCCTGTGATGAATTAATTTATGCGACTTCTATTTTAAATATCATTATCAACGATAACGTAACACCTAGTGATAATATGTTTAATGCTATTGAGTCAGCAGTAGCTAATATAGAAAGAGCAAAAGAAAATGTATCAATTATTAATACTGATAAATTACCAAAGCCTATCGGTGAAATTAAAATTAGTGATAAAGACACAATTGAAACAGCTGTCGGTTGTATTTTAAATGCATTAGAAACTGCAATTAATTTAAAAGTAGCTGAAGAAAGCGGTCATGTTAAAAATTACGATATTCAAATTACAAATTTAATCCAGTTAGCAAAATTAAATTTAGAAACTGTTTATGAAAAAATCAGCTTCATGGAGGCATAATGAATATTGATGAATTAATTACTCTTCCTGATTTAAGTAAATTAACAGAAGGTGAACTAGGTAACTTAAGAGGTAATTTAGATTTAGCTATTGATTCTCTCATTACAGGAATGAAATTATTCGGTGATTTTATGTTTTGGACTGATGCTAATGAAAATTATCCCAAAGATAAAGATTATTTTGGTGACGTGGGATTATTTTTAAGCCAACTATCATTATTGATATCAATATTAAATGACAGACTTGGTGGAATTAAATACGAAATATCAAATCGAAGAATAAAAGGAACAAGAAAATGAGCAGACAACACGAAGCTATTGAGAAGGCAACCGATAACCAAATTACTATTGCCATGCGCCCTGTCTATATTATCGCAGGTGCCAATCGTGCTTACTTAAGTGAGCGTTCAGCATTAAATAAACTAGCCAACATTCTCACCGAGCGTGAATTTCACAAAGAAGGTATTGAGACTAACTATGAAGGCGAACAACGCGAGCTTGAGGATGGCACAATCGCTTTCAAGCGTGGCGAGCCTACCGAACACTTTATGGAACGAAAGGAAGCTAAACTAACAGAACTCCAAGAGCGATTAAAGCAGGAACGTAATATTGAACGCTTACAAAAGGAATATGCTAAAGCTGTAGAAAAAGCTGACAGATTATATTACGAATTAAATAATGCTTTAACCAATAAATAAATCATCCACAAAATAAAAATTAATTATAGCGTTCATGCTAGGGATTGCTGCGCTCTGAATCAGGAGTAAGCAAGATGGATAAAGTTAATTTACTTGAAATAAGAAGAAAGCGCTTTATCAACTCAGTGCTTATTTACATTAAACAAAATGGAAAGAAAGCCGAGTTTAAATCAAGGGTAAATAATAAAACTGTTATTACAAAAATTAACTTTGAAAATTTAAATAACTTCTTTCGTGATATCTATGAAGAAAAAGATTGTCGACAACGTTGTAAGTGGAATGATAACGATATCTATAACACCTATGAGCGTTTATATAAATCTAACGGCTCTATTTCTGAAATAGGTAAATTCATGATTGATTATATCGTTGAATATTTACCACCCTACTTAAATGGAGAGGAATATAAATATCATGACGTTTTCTGAATTCATGAAAAAAGGTAAAGAATTAGAGAATAAAGGATTTTATAGACGTGCAGTAGAACAATATAACAAAGCTTTTATTGTTGCAGAACCACCAACCACAGGCGCAATGAGTTATCAACAAAAAATAAGTAATCAATCATCTAAGCGTTGCCTAAATAAAGCAAAAATTAAAGTGACGGAGAGTTATTTATGAATACTAAAAAAATGACACCAGATGAAATCATCGAATATTTAAAAGAAAAAGGTTTCCCAGCCTCTTTATTAGATAAAGAAGCTATGAAGTCAAATCGTAAATTAACGCCAGAAGAACAAAAGATATTTGTTAAGTACATTGTGGATAATTTAAGAACGCTTGAAGCAAATAAATATTTAATCTCCTGCGCAATGCGGTTCGGCCCGGGTCTTAATGAGCAATTTTCGTTTAGACATAAAAACATTGTTGTCGATTTAGATTTAAAAATTGTCGAGAAGCTACTCATTGTAAAAATCGAGTCAGTCATTCTCGAACAATCAAATGATGGCGTATTTGCTCTGTTCCGTTTTTACGAAGGCAATAAAGCAAAAGGCGAAGAAGGTGATAAATGGATGCAAGACATGCTTGATCAACTACTCATCAATAGCGCCACCTTGCTTATTTCTCAAGGTAAAAGTCAGTTAATACACTAAGGGTAGTTAATATGAATAATTTAATTAGCACCAATGCGTCAATGACCTCGAAAGAGATCTCTGAGTTAGTTGGTAGCCGTGAAGATAATGTAAAAAGAACTATTGAAAGACTAGCTAATAGCGGTGTTATTTCCCAACCTCCGACGGAGGATGGGATTAAATCAGCTAATGGCGTAATACCAAAACATTATGTTTTTTCAGGTGAGAAAGGAAAACGAGATAGCATCATTGTAGTGGCCCAACTCTACCCTGAATTTACAGCTCGGTTAGTTGATCGCTGGAAAGAACTTGAAGATGAACGAGTCAAGCCAAAATCACAAGCTGAAATTATCGCTGCTATGGCATTGGCTAACCTAGAAAGCGAACGCCGTATATCTCACGTAGAGCAAAAAGTTGAACAAGTGAATGAAGTCGTTGAGCAAATAAAACAAGGAACCATCCCTGCAGGTTGGATTGGTTACTCATTAGCGAAAACCAAATCGGGCATGACGATTGATAAATGCAAGACACTTGCCAAGCAATATGGTGTCAGAAAAGACCAAATAACCATTCTTACCCCAGAGGGTATGCCTAGACCTATGGCGATCATCCATGAGACTGACTTCATGGTGGCAATGAAACACATGATGGACGAAGCAGAAAAACGTGGCACTCGCTGGTATCACCCGAAAATGGGACTATTTCAGGCAATTGGGTGGGAGGATAAATAATGAAAGTAAAATTACCACTCATTGATGCTGACTTAATCCGCGCAGCTTTAGCCTTAATATCCACAAATGATGATCCGCGCATAGTCACTAAGGTTGTTCACATTAATAACCTATACATAGAAGCAACTAACGGGCATGCATTAATTAGAATGAAACATAATGCGGAGTTCAACCAGGATGTTGCTGTTCAGTTTGTATGTTCAGTACCTGATGAGGCAGAGTTTCTTAATATCAATAGCCATGATGATAGAAGTCACACTGTTACCTATTACCGTCATGATCAAGATGAGGAATTTAGACCATTTGAGAAGTCAGAATTAATTCTCATGCAAGGGAGTTACCCCAATTTTGGCGACTTGCTGGACCGCAAATATAAAAAAGGAAAAACACCTTATATAGCATCAGTCTATTTAGCTCTTCCTTATTTAATGTTTGGCAGAGGTAGCGTGGATATTTTGCCTAGCGAAGACGATCTATCCGTGATGTTTACCATGGATGCCCTAACATCGGAAATGTATGGAGAGCCTATCTTAATCGCCATGTCCATGAAAAAGGATGTCCACAAATTATCTCAATCCTTACGAGACCAAATCATAGGGAATGATTAATGAAAATTGAATATATCACAAGTGAAATGGGAAACGTGGCAAAAGTGATTATTTTTTCCTTCATCACTGAACGCAGAAAGCTAAATCGGTTAGTTGATCGGGCATTGCTTTTTACCCCCGTTCACGAAAGCACTATCGGGTTCTTTTTTCGTGTCACCACTCTTTATGGCAAACCGAGTCACGTATTACGGGCTTACAAGATTATTTGCAAGGAGGCAAACCAGTGATTGAGAAGAATAACACTGAGCATGAAGTTAACGAATATGATGATCCGCTTATTAAGGTAATTCATCATTTTGATGACGGGTGCTGTTATATCGAGCCTTATCTTCATGACTTAAATTTTAGGCGATTTATCCATGACGGGGTATATAAGCCCCGCCCTAACCCTAAACAAGTTACTGAGCCAAAGTTAATACCGAACATTAAAAAGAAAAAACGTAAATCGAAAGGAGCTCGCCATGCTGAAGTTTGATAAAGATAACCGCTTAATTTTAGATGAACTAAAAACACTTGAAGACTATCTGCGGGCTTTGGCTTATTGCAACTCTTCTATTATGCGTATCGATGCGGAGCTTGACAGAAAGGAAGATAGATACCCCGAATGGGCTACTCGCGCAAAAACAGCCCGTAAATACTTGAACTGGCAACGTCGATATATTTGCGATCAACTGGCTATTTTAAAGCGCCAACGTAAAGAGGTCGATTATTCACGCCGAATACTCAGAAATGAAATTTTAGTTGCTGAACTTAAAAAGCTCATTACTCACGAAGAGTTTATGCAACTTGTTAATAAAGCCGAAACAGAAGCTAGCGCGCAATTAGTCTCTGTCTTGGAGGTAGATCATGACTACGACTGATCCTGTTTTAATTAAATTAATTTCAGACAACATGGCTGATCCCAGTGATATAACTGATGCCGTCTGGAAAGCTGGTTATCGTAAAACAGATTTTACCACTGAGCAGATCATTGATATTGCGGTAAACATGACAGGTGATTCTATCCTTTTAAAATTACCTCATGACACCCTGCCTAAGACTTTAGATGACATCAGTAAATATCATTTAAACGATATCATTTTCGATGCTTATTGGGATAACCCGCCTGCAGTTATTGCGCGGGATATTATGGAGAACGGGTATAGGAAGGGAGGTGATGATGCTATATGAATGTTTACCCATTTCGGCGTATTGCAATTTATATGGAGAAACACCTGAAGCCATTAACAAACGCTTACAAAGACAATTTTGGATTGAAGGTGTGCATGTCTTAAAAGTGGAAGGCTCAAAAGAACGATGGATCGATATTGCAGAGGTGAATAAATGGGCTCGCAAAAACAAGCAGAATACTCATTACCAAGAGGAGTAACTGTTCGTAATAATAAAACCAAACAAACTATTGTCATCACGTTTACCTATAAAGGGGTTCTCTGTAGAGAGCCCTTATCTAGATTAACAGTCGATAATAAGAACATAAAATATGCTGAAAGACTGCTTGCTGAGATTCAAAATAATATTGAAAGATCTACTTTTAATTATGCTAAGTATTTCCCTGAATCTAAAAAACTCCCATTATTTGGGGTTAATAATAAAATAAAAACCATTATTGATTATTTAGATGAGTATCTCGTTATATGTGAGACAAGAAATTTATCGCCATCAACTATTGGTGGGTATAAAAAATGCAAGAGCGCCTTATCTGACCTACATAAATTACAAGTAACATCATTAACACCTGCGATCGTGAAAAATTGGATACAAAAACAATCTACATCATTAAAAACGATACGAAATCAGCTTTCATTTTTACGGAGTGCAATAGATGAAGCAATTACTGATGGAGCAATATCTGTTAACCCTGTTAGTTTAGTTTCAGCTTCTCGGTATCAATCAAAAGGTGGTACCACAGAAAGCAGTTATATTGTTGATCCACTATCACCAAAAGAAGTGTCTGCTCTACTTCTTGTCGCTAAATATGAGCAATGGAAAAACTTATTTAGGTTCGCTATCAATACGGGATTACGAAGCTCTGAACTATGCGCCTTAAAGTGGAGTGATATAGATTTCATTGAGCGCACAGCCCACGTTCAATCAGCAAGTGTTGTAGGCGTTATCAAAGAAACAAAAACTAAAGCTGGAACAAGGAAGGTTGAGCTAAACGATGAGGCCATGAAAGCGCTTAATGAACAAAAACAATTTACGTTTATGAAAGATGGCGTCATTTTTGAAGATCCTAAAACTAATCAAGCTTGGGCTAGTGCTGATGCAATTAGAAAAAAAGCATGGGTACCAACATTAAAGAAAGCTGGCATAAGGTATAGAAACCCCTACCAAACAAGACATACGTTCGCCACTCGAAATATTAGCCAAGGAGTTAATCTATTTTGGCTCGCAGGGCAAATGGGGCATAAAGGCCCAGAAATGCTATTTAGACATTATGGATCTTATCTAAAAGAATATGACGGTAATACAACAAAACAAGGAAAATCGATTAGCTCTAAATAGCCTATGCATAGACAGTGCGGTGACTACAAAATGCACGTGAAATGCACGCCATACAGACAGCATTAAAATAGTCATTAAAAATCAATAAATTAAAACCATTCAGATGCGGGTTCAACTCCCGCCAGCTCCACCAAATTTGGTGGGTCAGTGATAGGACAACGGTTTCAAAAACAAGAAGTTAGCGAAATCATCAAGACTACACACTGACACAGATAGGACTCTAAATCATACGCAAATCGTACGCGGATTATTTAGAGTTCAAAAAGGCTCACTTCGGTGGGCCTTTTTATTAAGATCGTCAAGGGTGAAAAATGAAAACATCAGAATTAATTAAGAAGCTACAAGAAATAGATAAAACTGTACCTTTTGATGCTGACATTGTTACTGGTGATGACTGGCTCCCTTGTGGTGTTGAAAATGTTTACCACGCCCCACCCAATACATATATTCAATTCAACTCCTATGATGCCGACGAGATGTGGGGAGATCTACAAGAAAATAATAGGCGTACATCTATTGTCGAACTATCAGCGCGAGTTAGCGAAATAAATGATGTAGTAAAAATGATAGAGTCCAACCCTTCAATTACAGCCTTGGATATAATAAAAGAATTAAATTCCAGATCTAAACGGATGTCAGAAATGGTTAATTTATTGAAAAAAACAGAGTAGCACCGATGCTCGACGGAGACGACCGAGTTATATAATCAATCAGTTATCCATTTCTGGTGTCTTATTCGTGTCCTGATTTTATATCACTTAAAAATACCAGAGCTCAAATCAATAAAATGCTCTAATGATAACTTACCTTCAAACTTGTCTCCATATTCCCGATTCATTGTCTGCATGTCTAATTTGAATGATATATTCTTAAATTTACCTGATTTATTTATGGGAATTAATTTATTATCTAAAAAAAACTTAATAACTTTTTTATGCCCTTCAATATCATCAATATTTAAGTAAAAACACGCAACTCCAGATTCAGCATTATTCGTATATTTACAATGCTCGACTACACTATTTAAAATTGCTTTTTGACATATTTTTTCTGTGAATTCCGCATCATTAAAAAAATACATCCACTTACCAATTTTGTCGTTATTTGTGCTATTGCTTTCATTTTTAGATGAAAAATAAACCCAAAAATCATTTTCTCTAATCTTCATAAAACACCTAACTTATACATGATAATATTTTAGTGTAACACTCTACTTATTATATTAAACTTCCTCTTCTTTTTGTCTGCGTTCTTCTTCCTAATCAACGGATACAATATTGTTCGTCGGAATATCAGGAGATTCATAAAAAACATAATATTCAATGTTCTATGAGAGATAGTTATGACTGTTATCAAAATACATTAGCAGAGTGAGTCAATGGGATATTAAAAATAGAATACTAGTTAATAAAGCCGAGAAATTTAGAACAAGCTCGGAGATTGGTTGACGAATCAATACAGATATAGCCATTACTAGCTATCAAACCGTGGAGCTAATACTTCTCGATTGCCATTACAATTTTGTTCACTAACGATACCCTGTAATTCTAACTGCTCTATAATCCTTGCTGCTCTGTTATAACCGATTCGAAATTGTCTATGAATACCTGAAATAGAAACCCACTGTTTTTCTACCGTAAATTCAACTACTTGAGCAAATAATGAGTCAAGCTCTTCAGCTGACATATTTGTATTCTGGACATCATCATAAAGATTAAGATAACTCACGCTTCCCCATCGTTTACAATAATCGACTGCATCCCTAATATCTGAATCACTCACATAAGTACCTTGAATTCTTATAGGTCCAGAGAAACTCGGTGATACAAATAACATGTCACCCAAACCAAATAGTGACTCAGCGCCATACTGTCCAAGGATTAAATTAGAATCAGCCCTAGACGACACAGAAAGAGCAATACGCGTAGGAATATTAATTCGAAGCTGTGAACCGATACCGGTGGATAAAGGGCTACGAGTCGTTAGTATTAGATGAATACCAACCGCATGACCTTGCTGGCTCAATAGAACTAACATTTCCCCTATTTGTTTATACTCGCCAATGAATTGAACGTAATCATCAACACAAACAACAATTTCAGGCTCACTGTCTAAATAAGGATGCTCACTATAATTTTTATTAGAGCGCCCAAAAGGATCAGGTATAGGCTTACCTAACTCTTTTGCATTTGATATTACCTTATTGTAACCACTCAAATTGCGCTGATTTAACGCACTAAATAATTTTTGACGGCGTTGCAATTCAGAGACTAAAAACGATAATGGCTTTATTGATTCAATAGAATCAGAGGCAACAGGAAACAATAAGTGGGGTATATCGTTGTATAAACTGAGTTCAAGCTGGCTTGTATCAAACATCACAAAGCGAACTTTATCCGGTGGGTTTCTGTATAAAATGCTCATTACCAAGGAATGCATTAACATTGACTTACCTGAGCGCGTTACACCTGTAATAAGTAAATGTGGCATTTGAGCCAAATCCCAGCCTATTGGTTCTCCTATAATATCTTCTCCTAACATGACAGAAAGGGAAGATAACCCATTGTTTTCGTTCCATTGATTAAAGCATTCAATAAAAGGCACCGCTCGACGATATGTGTTAGTCACGCGCAATCCGATATAAGGTGTACCCGCAATAAAATCAATAACTTTTATATCAACGACGCTCAGGGAACGACACAATTCTGGCACTAACGCTATCACTTGAGAGACTTTTATCCCTCTACCCAATTCGATTCTAAAGAGGGTAAATGTTGCGCCTTCATCATAACCGACAACCTCACCTCTAATTTGGTATTGCAAAAAGCAAGACTCGATCGCTTGAGCCATTAAATCCAATTCTTGAGATGACCAGCAAAGCTCAGAGGTATGAATAAACGGTTGTGCCATCAATTTCTCCCATCTAGGGGGGGTTAATTCAGTAAATTAGAGTCACCTTCGATATTTCAGCGATTACCAATCACCCCAATTGATATTTCTTAAAGTTCTCGGCTTGTTCCAGCACACTTTTATATACTTCATCATTGGCCACTGGCGGAAAACCATAACGATGTAATAACAAAATCAAGTCAACTTTCAGCTTCGCTTTGATATCTTCCCGGTTGCTCCAGTCAGGGTATTGTGTGCTGTCATCGACAATAAGTTTCATGTCCTTAGCAAGTGCCAGCATTTTGTCGTCATCGTAGGTAAAATCGTATTTCTGGCACATATGCTGCAAAATATCGAGAAAGGCTTTCTCCTCCATATCGATGCCGATATCCTCAAATGACATCATTTCTGCCTTGATGTCATAAATCATATCCGCCATTTGTGCAGTGAAATCGTCGAACTCTTCGCCATTGAGCACATCATTTTCTTTGCGTTGGTTATACTGCTCAACCAATGCTTGGAAACGCTTAGAGAAATTAATCCCTTGCAGCTGATTGACCTTTTGGAAATCACTAATGGCCTTTTGGAGCATCTTTTGCAACAGTTGCATTTTAGTATTCGGCAACTTGATTTTATTGATACGAGCCATGTATTCATCATCAAAAATATCGATATTTTCAGCTTTTTCGTCCCCTAAAGTGAAGATCTCTTCCACGCCTTCGGCTTTAAGGGCTTCCGCTATCATCTCACGTACTTTTTGATTCATCTGCGCCGTATCTGGGGCATCACCTTTGGTTAATTTATAGACTATAGAGCGTACAGCCAAATAAAAATGGATATGTTCACGTTCATCTTGGGTGATATCTTCACTGCCCACGCAAATATCATAAGCGGCTTTCAACCGCTTTACTAAGCCCATAAAGCGCAGTTCAACTTTCTTGGTTTGCAGGACAAACTCAGCCGCCCGATTAAGGCAGTCTAATTGCCGTGTTGGCGAGCCTGAAAAGTAATCGCGACTATCGAATTGATGAAATACCTGTGAAAGCAAATTGAGGTGATTACGGACTTCTACAATGGATTGCTGAACATCTTCAAAGTTAGACTTATCGGCTTTAGAATACATCGCCAGCGCCATATTCATACGGCTTTTAATCCCGATATAGTCAACAACCAGCCCCTTCTCTTTCCCCTCAAAACGACGATTCACTCGAGAAATGGTTTGAATAAGGTTATGCTTTTGTAGCGGCTTGTCGATATAGATGGTATCTAGCTCAGGCACATCAAAGCCCGTCAGCCACATATCCACCACAATGGCGATTTTAAAGTTGGATTTCGGGTAATGCGCCCGTTAAGGATGCGTTGCTTTTTTCGATAGTGGATAATGCAGTATCAATAATCACCGCGATATCATCTTGTTTCGCACGCTCTTGGACATAAGACCAACGGGATACTTGTGGTAAAAAGAAAACGTTATCTTGTTGATAGAAAACATCCATATCAACAAAAGCTTCCTGACCATTTTTGATTAATTGGCTGCGTTTGGCTTCGAATTTATCACTGATAAATTTCAGGAACACCAAACTGAGTACCACATGCTTATACTCAGAAGATTCAACACTGCCTCGCAGTTGATTAGCAGTATCCCAAAGGGTTTCTTCAAAGCCTTTGGTTGTTTTCTTCGCGGGTGATTTAGCCATGTCGATAGATTCTCTTTTTTATCAGTTATTATCGGCAAGCGCTAAGTTAGCTTCGGTTATTTTTACGCTAACTGCCGATAATATATACAAAATAGGTTTGGTTAAGATTATCTCATAAAATCAGGTTGGTTTGGGTGGTAAAAGCTAAATTATATCAACCTAGATACCCAATATTTATTGCTGAGCGTTAGGAGAGTAAAACTGATAATCAACAATATCTGCACCAATAGGCCCTGTTTTTGCTGTAACCCATACGGTTCCCGTATTTTCCTTGGTTTTCGATTTTGGATCTCTAATACACCAAAAAACCCATTCCCCTGTATAAATTTCTTTTATCCGTATACCATATTCACATTGAGGGGCTTTAAGACGTTCAGGCCCTGGCGAGACGATATGATATTGTGTTTGGTAGTGAATTGTTTGGTCTAATGATAAATAAGCAAGCACATTAAAAGTTGGAATAATTATCATAAGGCCAAGAAAAGCCCCCCAATAATCACTGATAACATACTTTGATGGGCGAAAAAAAGGGTGCCATATTCCCCCAATAATCCCTGTGAAAATAGCAAAAATAATAATAATCGTCCATTTAGGAAACCATTCAAATAATACAATGTTATCGCCTAAATAAAGCGACAAAAATAGATAAGCTAACCAAGAGCAGTACAGGATAACAAAGATGTAAGAAGGTAATGATTTTTTCTTGCTGCCTTTACTATATGATTTGAATTGGTATTCCATAAAAACCTTAATTTATTTCCCTAAATTAATGACAACCCGGCTGATTATAGTTACTTATATTCTTGTATAGCAATATCGTGTTGACTAGGGTACTTAATTAAATTTGTTACCCATACTCCAAACCAGCTATCTATTTACTGGCATAATCGATTGTAGAAGTAAGCAGAAGTATTAACCTTAGCGTTCATTACACTGAAATATATAGGTCATCAACAGGAAATATTCCGAATGGATAACTTAACGGAACATCGCAATTCATCTTTGGCAAATTGGCTTCCAGATTTTTTTAAACAATGGCCTAAAAATATCGATTGGTCTAGAGAAAAAAAGCACACCAAAATTGATATCAATACAGCAGAATTAACTCAGTTTCTCAACCAACTGTCTGCTCCCCTTAAATTAGTACAGCATCGTGCTTTATCGTTTGATCCATGGGAAGTAGCAGGCCTTGAACGTAAAGAAGTTCGCAATACAGCCATCCTTGCTTGGCTTCTTGATCCTAAGGGGACTCATGGTTTTGGTAGATTACCATTGCAAACACTGTTACAGATAATACGGCACAACAAAAATGATATTCCAAAAGATTATCATCACTATTGTCGAGTGCAAGTTGAAACCAATCCAACTGGCGATTGCACCAATCGTGTTGATATAGAAATCGATGCTGATAATTTTCTTCTATTTATTGAAGTAAAAATTGATGCTAATGAACAGCCAGAACAAATAGCCCGATACTGTAAGGATGCCAAACAGCGTTCCATGTCACGGCCATGGGCTGTTGTCTTTTTAACACCACAAGGAAAAGAATCACAGACCCGTGGTAAAGACTTTAAATCTGAATATGTGCCATGTTTATCATGGCGCCAACTCGCCAGTAGTTTGGAAGATCCCTTGCAATCGCACTATAACGAATTCATTTCTGCTGATAACTACTCTCCATCACGCCAAATAGCAGCACATGCCGTATTTTGCTTTCTTAATCGAATTCGTCAATTTTAATTCAAAGGAATAGATATGAATAAACTCAGTGAAACAGAACGCCAAGCGGGTGTACAACTTCTCTCACAACTGAAAATGTTTAACGAGGCGGTTGTTTATTTTGACCAACATATAGAACCTGCTTTTTGGAAAAGTTTTGATAAGTGTATTGACCGATTTATCAAAAATAATAATTGGGCAGGTGATGCTGATTATGAAAACAAAGGGTATTGCTGGCTCGCACCGAAAAATTGGCTTATTGAAGATGATAACTGTAAATATTATTTTGCAACTAGTACAACTGTTGATGAAGAACTCGACTATACCTTAGCCGTTCTGACTGGTCAGGGCATTGAGCAAGGGAATTTTGGTTTCGAATTTCAATTGAATGCCGCGCATTTTGGAGGAGCCAGAAAACTGGCTAGTTATAACAATTCAATGTCTGAAAAACATAAAGAAGACAAAGAAAAATTAATAAAAATAGGCTTAAAAGATCAGGTAAAAGGTAACTATTTTATTCCTATCATAATTGATTCAAAATTACTTGCTGATTGTTGGGCGCTCAATGGTGAATTCCCAGTAGAGCATGAGATTTTTTCTCCGCTTAGAAATGCCCTTGAGATACTATTCGAATCAACTAACACATTGGATAATATGTTCCGAGATGCCATTGAAGTGAGTGAATAAGCTTCGATGATGATTATCATTTAGTATGGTTAGGCTTTTTGGTTATTAAATTCACAGCTAAGCCAGCGGGCAAATGCCATAGCCCGTTTTTCAAAGTCTGCTATGCTCTCTCGAGGTTTAATACTAATTTCTAATAGGTAATCCATATCTTCCGCTAATGCAGGATACCGTGAATTAAATTTGGCGCGGTACTCATGGAGAGAGTCCGGCCAGTCATTATCTTGTTCACTACGAAGGATGTTGGTTGCTCTGATAAGCTTTCGTGCAGCCGAGCGCCGAAGCTGTAACTTTTTATTTTCATTAGAAGATGCTTTTATTTGAATGACTAGTTTGTCCAAAACCTCCATAAAGTCACCATTCACGGCCACTGCAATAGCTTTTGAAGGTTTGAAAGCTTGAAAGTGATGGCTTAAGTCCTCGCCATAAACGCAGTGACAATGATGTTTAATCCAGTATCCCCAACTGAGTACATTATCTGGATCGAGAACCTGTTCTAACAGACCACAATCAAAATCAATTTTACTGATAACGGGATTGTTTTTTTTCAAGAACAGACTGAACAGTTGCAAATTGCTCTTTAATAGTCTGATCAGGTTCATATTTGAAAATAACTGTCATATCCAGATCAGACTTACCTACTTCTGCCCGGCCTTCAGCTACACTTCCGTATACGTATAGACTGTGTATAAGCTTAGGAAAGTAACGTGTTAGATTTGTCACAACACATTCAATTATATGTGAGAATTCAGGTTGAATTTCCGCGCGTCTTGGCTGGGAAATAAAATCATTATGATCGACGGCCATCTTTTCTCCTGTTTGCTAATGTTATTTTTCCTGATAACAGGCATTTTGAACCTGAAATTGTTGTATCCAAACTATTATGCCTTAATATCCACTCCTCTCTTACAGTAGCATTTTTCACGAAAACCATAAATCAGCATAATGGCTAACACACCTGCTATCTGATCCGCAGACTTCCGCCGACTATTGGGTTTTATGCACTTGAACGCACCATTTATATCACTGGATCCTCAAAGAACGTGGCAACTGGTTTGAGAAGACTAATAAGCTTGATTTAGCTAACCTAATTCCAGAGTATAAAACGTATCCTAAATACTAAAGCGTTTTAATGCGTTTATTATCTTATCGTTTTTATATTGAAATACAAAACACTCTAAATAAGAGTATCGCATTATAAATTTCAACCATTAAATATAAACATTACATATCTATTAA